GCTGGTGCGGTTTTTTTTCTTTGTTTTTTTTTGTTTTTTTTGTGTTTTCGCAAGATTGTCTCTTGACAGGTTTTGGGTATTATGGTATAATGTGTATAGTTGGTTTGGTAGTTTTGTTTGGGAGGTGGTTTTGGTGGTTTATCGCGTGGCTGGTAGCGGTTGGGTTTTACAGCGGTCTTCTCGTCGTTTTTTGCCTGTTGGTTGGTCACCGGTGGGTGCGCCTTTGGGCGGTTTCGCGGGTGCTTTGCGGTTGCGTGTGGCCGCGGTGGGGGAGCCGGCGTCGCCGGGTTTGGTTCGGTCTTTTTTTGCGGTTTGTGAGCAGCTTTGCGGTGGTGTTGCTTTTTCGCTTGCGGTCCGGCGTGCGGTGGCGGTGCGTTTTGGTTGTTCGCTTGCTCCGTCGCGGTTGCCACCGGTTTCCGCTTTTCCGGCGTCTTTGGTCCGGGTCGCTTTGTCGGGCGCTCTACGGGCTCTGCGGGCTCAGCGGGCTGGTTTGCCTCTCCGTCCCCTGGCCTAGGGGTTTTGGGGGCCCCGGGCCCCCACTCCCCCACGGGCCCACGGCCTCGGTGTTATGTCAACTTGGTTATGTTAACTTAGGAGGGAATTATGAGCCAGTATCTCTCACGCTCTTTAGGTAGTTACATTATTTTTGTTCTGGTAGCACTTCTGGTTGGATTAGGAGTTTATTTAGTTAAAGGGATAGGAGGGGAGAAAATGATTTTAGGGATCACAACTTATAGCGCTGAGGATCACGCCGAGGCGAGAAAGATTATCTCTCAATATGGAGGGAAAATTACCTCAGATAAATCTCCAGGATTCCTTAGCTCCACCAGAGAGTGGAAACTAGAAGTATATTGCGGAAGAATAACTGGAGAGAAAATTTCGGAAAGGCTTTTACTATATCTTAGTTGCGAAGTTAAAAAATTAAGATAAATCAGAAAGGAGATATCATTATGACAGATCTTACCGGAAGGAGATTCAAAGCAAGAAGTGAGTGGAAGTTCAGGAACATATTATTTCCTCAGTATACCATCTTTACGGTTCAGGGACAGAATTTAGGAGTGGTAAAAGTAGAAGCAAGATATAAGATTCCGGGATTTTTATTTGTGAACATTTCAACTTATGTATTACCGCTCATACCGTTTCTTCAACATACAAGAGAAATCGATGAAGAAGAGGAGGTGAACAAGTGAAAATTACAGGAAAGCATACCATCAAAGGGAAGGACTGGAGTTTCGGAAATTTTATCCTACGAGCAGGAGATAAAGTCGAGGTAATCGAGTATAATCCTCGAAAAAACTCAGCTAAAATTAGAGAGCTTGATTATGGAATGGAAGTAGAAATTCCCGCAAATGTGTTACTCGATCATCTTGAACTCAGCTAGAGTCCTGTGATCAGGGAAGTGATTCCCTGATCGGCGCTATAGAAGTTAAGGGCTTTAAAGCGCGGAAAGGAGGTGGAAAAAGAATGGTTCAGGTAGGAATAGAGAAGAAGTATGATGCAGAAGTAGGAGAAGATAAGAAGGTTCGAGTCCAAGTTACCTTGCAAGAGCAAACGAGAAGAAGATTTAAAGCAATCTTAGCAAGAGAAGGAAAAACAGCGCAGGGATTTTTAACTGAGACAATCGACAATTACCTAGTAGAGAAAGAAAAGAAAGAGTAAGCAGTAAAAGACGCCCTCGATATATGGAATCGAGAGCGCCAAACTCCACTAAATTTAGTGGAAAATTAAAAGGAGAAGAAAATGGATGATAACGGAAGAGAAGCTCGTATGGATAAAGCTTGTGAGATCGGAGTCCCTTGGCCCCTATCCGCTACCAAATTTGCAGTACTATCGTCAACCTTAGATTACTTCTATCTGGTAGATATGGATGAGAATCAAAAAGAAGGAAGCTGCACTTGCGAAGATTTTCGGATCAGGAAAGAACTTAACGATTCAGACTTTGCTACCGCCCCCTGCAAACATATTTATCGAGTACTAATCTGGTATGCGGAGGAAGGCTTTGAAGCGATCCGAGAGATAGAGGAGAAAGAAAGAAGAGAAGAGATAAGGAGAAAGCATAAGGAAATTAGATATCCTGTTTCGGATGAAAAATTCTACCAATAAGGAGGAAATGAAAATGTTTGTTTTGATAAATAGCAAGAAGTATGAGATCGAGAAAGATGATCTTTGGTACCATAAGCAAAGTGGAAAGAAAATAATATCTCACTCCACTATAATGAGATTAGCAAGAGAGTCTGGATACAAAGCTTTGAAAAGTGAACTTGAAGTAGCTCCATCCAACTTAAATAATATGACGATAGTTTACGATTGCTCAATCCAATCTCCAGAGCCACAGGAGATCTTTCACGCCAAGGGAGAAGCCTCCGATCGAAACTGTCCGGAGAGATCTCCGGGATATTCTTATCTAGCCTCAATGGCCGAGAAGAGAGGATTTGATCGGGCCTTGCTCAGAGCCTGGGGATGGGATGATATGTACTCCGAGGTGGAAGCTGAGGACTTCTATAATGAGAAGCCTTCTAGGTCCGAGTCAAAAAGAGAAGTAGAGAAAGAAGCCGAGAAGGAAGAAGAAGAAGAAGAAGATACTATTACCGATCTTGTTTTCTACCTCAGAAAGGTCTCCGCTCAACTCGATGATAAGGGAGAATTTATGTCTAAGGTAATCCCTTGGGTCAGAAAGAGTACCGGACTCCCCATAACAACCTTAGAGCAAATCCCTATTTCTTACCTATCTGCTCTAATTAAAAGAGCGAAGGAAAAGCTTGAGGCAAAAGAAGAAGAGATACCCATATAGCTAAAAGCCTGATTACCCAGAGAGTAAAGGAGTCTCTTTTTTCGAGAGACTCCTTTTTTGTTTTTGTTTTTGTCATAGCTTCACCTTCACATCTTTAACCTTCTCATAATAAGCTGTTCTTTTTATGGACGCGATTCGATACCCCCCAAGCCGACTATCATTCTTTTTTAAGGCGGAAAGAACCGCATCATTTGCATAAACTGTAGCTTCTTCCACAGAAAGTTTTCCCAGCACTTTAAGAAGCTCCTCAATAACCGTGTCGATGATATCGGAAATAGGAGTATCATCAGCCAGATATTTTTGAGTAAAAGCACTAGCAAAGCGGAGAGCCTTATCCCAAAGCAAGCGATCCTCTATCGTCTTAATAAATCGCGGTAGATAGAAGAGTCCCAGAATTGGGATCAAAGCTATGAGAATGGTCTGAATCAAATCCAATATCTCAGGAGTCATATTTCTTTCACCTCCTCCTACGAAAAAATTTACTCCGCATAATTCCACGGATTGGAACGGATGAATGGATAATAGGGTCCCACGGACGGAACGGATGAATGGATAATAGGGGCCTCCACGGACTAAAAGACGCACTCCTCTCTCTTAATCCATATCCATAATAGATAACGGCTGATACTTAACTAGCTCATACTTATATCCCTCCGGAAGACGAACATTTGAGTAAATTCCTCCCGGAGGAGTCCCATATTTTGCGTTCCAACCGATCATAATATAAGTTGGACTGAACTTCCCCGTCATCCAACCCGGATATGCCAAACGAATATTATCTTTTTCTCCATCATCCTTACAGAGTCGCTCAGCATAAACATCGGTCGCGCCCCACAATATTAAGAAGTGATAAGTATAGCTAGGAAGAAAGAATATCTTCTCTCCACCTGACCAATACCCGCTATTAACTTCCCCTTCAACATCCTTCCCCAGGATCGACTTTAGTAAATCCAAGCTACCAGCATATTTTCTAATATCAAAGCGATAATCCTGGTAATTCTCAATTGTCATCCCACGAGTGAGAACAAAAAGAACATCCTTAACCGAACCAGCCTCAGAGAGTCCAGTAACATCAAACTCCACACTTCCCGAATAAATCGGCTTATCCGCCTTATACACAAAGTAACTTCCTTTATCCCCATTAGGAATAACAGAGTCACCTTCTAACTTAGATATCCTCTTTTCAAACTCACCCAGCTTTTTCTCAATGTCCTCGATTGCATCAAGCAACTCAAGATCTCTTCTTTTAAGAGCATCAAGTATCCCATTATATCCACCCCGATAATATCGGCACGAACTTATAGGCATAAAAGTCAAAATAGCATTCTCCTTTTTAAATCCCTATCCGCCGGAGAAGAAAGAACATCTTCTGGGCAGAACTCCAGCGGATAGAGATCAACCGCAAAAGCTCCTTCAGGAGCGATTTTCCACTAAACTGGAGCAAGTGCCACCCAGAGTCGGATAAAAGCGTCCGCTGGACTTGTCGAGACAGCATCACAGTCAAGCTCAATAATATCTCCAGCTGCAAAGCTAGTATTTGGTACCAGAACCTGACTTTCCAATAGGCTAGTAGCACTGTCAACCTCAAAGGCCCCCACTGTAGCAAGGTAATCTTTAGTGCCACAACTGATCTGAAAGTCAGTAGATGTTGTCGCTCCAGAGCCAAGCGTCTTAATCCAACCATCTACCGCGATAATTTTACCCGCAAAGGGTGCTTTCCACTTGGACTTCCCATCCGCCACCGTAAGCGTTCCTAATGCGATTAAATCAACAGGTACAACAGGCCATAAAGCCATATTTTTACCCTCCTTATACAGTTATGTTATAGGATACTGCGCTAACTTCATTATCAAAGTTCTCAAAAGCAAAGCGAAGCGTCCCAACAATCCTCCACTGATCGGTTGTAATTATCCGCTCCGTCTCGATCTTCAAATGTCTTCTCCAGCCTCCAAGCCATCCCCTAGTAGAAACCATACAGATCTGTCCCTTTGTATTACTCGCGGGAGTCTTACAGATTTTCCCGTCTGCTTCAGTTAGACCCATTTCCTCCGAGACAATTAAGGGGATGCCGTAACACTTGGCTAACTCTCCAGTCCGAATCGTTGCCGAGGGACCATACTGATCGATCGTTTTTACCTCAGTTAACTCAACCATATCCAAGTAGGTCGCCATATCCACAACCGCAGCCAGATAATTCGGATTGATACCATAGACAGCCATTAACCCTCGCAGAAGAGCAAACTTGGCCGCAGTTATCGCCCCAGCAGCATCATTCTTATTAGCGGTATTGGTTACAATAGCCAGTTTCCGCAACCCATCCATAGCTAGATAGTTTTTCGTAGAGACTGGAGCTTCATCATCGAGATTGATATTACCAGTTGCAGCCGTTACAATATCCCCATTCAAAAGGACATTGTCAATCCCGTGAGAAGCGGAAAGCATTAGCTGATCTCGAAGGAAAGGCAGAATCGGAACTATTGAATCCTCTACCAACTCTCCAGAATACATCGAATGAATCGCAAACTTTTTCGCATTAAGCGTCACATTATCAGTCCCTGGAGAACTTTCGGGGAAATCAGCTTCATTATAGACTAAGCTCTCAGAAACCAGGTACATCTCTGGAAGAGTAGAAGAGATAGGCACCTTATAAGGATCACTTGGCATCTCCAGGAAGCGGAAAAGAGAAGCTATTTTAGCTTCTAACCGAATCTTTTCCCAGACTTCACTAGCAAAAGCAGTTGGGATATACTCCGCTCCTTCGGTCGCCGTTGCGGTACCAAGCGCTTTCCTAAGCTCATCCGAAACTGGCTTCCCTGAAGAGATCAGTATCGCCGAAAGAAGCTCATAGTCACCTAGGCTTTTAAACCCAGCCGACTCAAACTTAGAAAAGACTCTGATCTTAGCTCCAGTAGGAAATGGCAGACTCCCAGAATTTACCGGGATTTTCTCTACTGTAGCTCTTAGATCCTTAATCTCGCGCTCTAAAGCATCTTCCTTCTCTTGTCTCTTCCTCTCCTCATTTAAAACCGCAATCTTCTTTCCAACTCTTGCCTGAGCAATCTTCAGAAGAGCATCGGACTGCTCTTCTGTAATCTCCTCTAGGGTCTTCTCCACTTCAGGCTTCACCCCTTCAGGTCCTACTCCCTCCGGATTTTTCTTCTCAGCCATCTTGGTTCTAACCTCCTTTTTAATATAAGCTGGATATTCTCCATTAGTAATTTTTGATATTGTGAAAACCGCCTCCGGATTAGCTGGGACCGTTACCACCGAGATCTCCGCCAAGTCCCATCGGTTAAGCTTCCTGATTCCATCTGGAGTAACTTCCCCAACAATATCCGAGGTGGTACAGATTGAAAACGCAGAAAGAGTTCCCTGCTTAATCAACTCCCAAATTTCCTCGCAAAGCACCGTTCCCCTAGAGATACGAGCCTTAACATAGAGCCCATTAGGCAAAATACTAAGCTCCAGTACTCTACCAATAGGCTTATAAAGATCGTGGTTGTACAATAGAATCGGATTACGAAGATAGTTTTGGAGCCCCTCTCGAAAAGCCTCAGAGTGAATACTATCCCCAGTGCGATCTACGGTATCAGTAGAAGCAAATCCCTCTATAAGCCTATCCTCTTCCACAGACTTCTCACCCGTAAAGCCCTTGATTCTTCGTAACTCAGGACATATCTCAAGTCTAATTTTCGACACTTTCTATAACCCCCTTACCATTTCCGCCAATTATTTTAAAGCCCTTCTCTATTGAATACAACTGCCCAGAAATGCGAATATAAAATTCTAACCAACATCTACAACCATCATGAGCAGGAGGACCCCAATGACCAGAAGGGAACAAAGCCAAGAAAGGGATAGGATGTATCGAAGCATTTAAGAAACATTTATTACAGGTCCGATCATCCCCGACCACATTCCACTCCTTGAAAAGCACATCAACTACACCCCGTAAAGTTTCCCATCGAACCCCTTCTCTCGTCCCTGATAATATCTTTTCTAACTCTTCTAACTCTTCTAACTCTCCATTCTCATTTTTTCTTATCTTTTCTAACTCTCTATCCCCATCTGGACTTATCTTCCTAATCATCAAAGGATATGGAGTAGCGCCTTGCTCTTTAGGATGAGGTCCCAGCCCATATCTTTTCGCTCGAACTTCATCAGGCGTTAGTATTCCATACTTCAAATCTAAGTCATCTCGTTTCAACTCCATCTCTTCATCTTTAGCCAGCGGATTCTCGAATTTGTAGCGAAGCTGTTCACCACTCAAGAACATTGGAAGCAACTGAACCGAGATAAACTGTTCCACTGAAGCCAGTTTAGGAGCAACTGTATGCTTATTGAAAATCTTTTCCTCTTCATCGGAAGTTGCTCGGAAGCGATTATAAACCCCAGTCATCGAAGGCGGGACTCGGAAGACAGACAGTATCTCATCTCTATTAAAGTCTCTCAATTCCAAGAACTTAGCATCCGCAGGAGAAAGCGATATCTTCTCATATTTGAGTCCGTGCCCTAGTACCGCGATCTTATGAGCTTGCTGAACCCCTTTATAACTCTCTTCCCATCTCGCCCTAGCTTCATCAGCACTCTCTTTACTCAGACGCTGTTCAGAAGTAAGCAACCCGCCGGGAGTAGCATCATTCTGATAAAAACGCCGATTATAACTTTGAGCATATAAGTCCGTGGTGATAGGCAAAGTAGCTGCTTCAATTGCCGAGAAGCCATAATAATCATCAAGGGGATGCCAGCGCTTAAATTGAATTATCTCATCAGGCTTTAGAGCTAAATCTTCTTCATCAACTCGATAGATATATCCTAAGATAAAATCGCGTTCCGAAGGAATAATTTTTACTCGATGAGAGAAAAGCGGAATTATACCAATAGGGATTCCCCTAACATTTTTCAAAATAAACCAGTAGCACTGTCCAGTTAATTCTAGTGAACTAAAAGTATGCTCCCAGAGAGAATGTTGAGTCAGCTTTAACTTAGGATTAGGATTAGCAAGGAGAAGATCAAGTGGATGATCTTCAACTCCTCGCCACTCCTTGCCCTCTTTTTTCTGCACTTGTCCCATTACTCTGGCACAGCTTAAAGCAATAGTCGAAACACAAACATAAACCCAGTCTTCTTTAGTATAAGCTTCAGCTTGAGTCTTTATATCACAAAGAGTAGGAACCTCACCTCCTTGACTAACCCACCTATGCGAGGCCACAAAACCCGCGGGGTCTAATTTTTTCGCTAGCCAGCTTCTCACTTTATTAGCCAATCTCATTATTTTCCTCCTAGAATATTTGCAATCCTCCCTGTAAAGCCACCTCAAGAGCTTTTTCCACCGCGTCCAGAGTATCATCGTGCGCCGAGGTCGGAAACTCAACCCATTCTTTTATAAACTCATCAGTAACTTTTGCTGATATCTTAACCCGTCCATTCTCAAGATTGACCGCCATTGCCAAAAACCGCGATCTCTTATCCTTAGTAGTCTTACTCGCTCGGACCGGGAGCATAGTTGTCTCAAATAACTGCTGATAGGCCGCTATTTGATAGGCCTGACTTTCTATATTGATAACCACAGACTTCCATTCTTTAGAACTCTCTTCAATTCTTTTTACAACTTTGGGAAAGGAAAGACGAAACCTATCAATATCAAGTAGCCATATCTGGTTAGAGGAATCTACTCCTACCGTAGCAATAACAGTAAAATCCGCCTCTTCTTTTTCAGAAGTCGCGAGATCTACCCCTTGATATATCTCCAACTCGTCGCGAGAAGGTATCTGATCAGCTTCAACAATATCAAGCCATTCTAATTTAAGAACCTGTCCCTTTCTCGCCTCAGCATTATTTTCAAACTCCTGAAGAAACAAGGGAGTCCCCATATTTAGCTTAGTCAAAAGAAGTTTTTCTGCATCCCACCTTCCCGCCCAGAGGACTTGAGATTCTCCTACGATCTTAACATCCAAAGCTTTTCCTTCTTCATTATAGATATAGTGATAATCTTTAGGCCATCTGATAAAAGCCGACTCGATATCGGAAACCCAAAGCGGATTATGGATAAGATGTCCGTATAGATCGTCATAATGTTTCCTAGTTCCTACGACGATCTCCTGGCCATCAGGTTCCAAAAGAGGTAAGATAGTCCCAAAAAACCAGTCATAAGTCTCTTGTCTTCTAGTAGCGATCTTGGTATTCTCATTGTCAAGGATATCATCACAGACAATCAAGTCGAAATGTCCACCGGTAATAGAGCCAAGAACCCCCACTACTTCCACCGTAGGGTCTTTAAGCCTAAAATCCCTATTCTTAACCACAATAGCTTTATCGGTCCAAGTTTCTCCAACAAAGTCGCCAAAGTCCGCTTTTATCCGCTCATTTTCCTCAAGCTCTCTTTTTATAACTCCCAAACACTTTAAAGCTAGCCTCTGAGATTTACTAATTATAAGAACGCGAACATCCCGATTCTTTAAGATACGATAAAGCGGATAGGAAATTGTAAAAACCTCAGTCTTTCCGTGTCCTCTAGGAGCTAGCTTCAAAAGAAATTGATAAGGTTTAAGAGGTGGAATTGGATCTATTAAGTCAAACCAGCGAGCTTGATGAGGAGGAACCGGGATACCCCGATATTTGCGCTGGAGATAAGCAGCGCTTCTAGTCGCTATCAGAGAGGGCCGCAAGCTCTCTTCCGATCTCAGCAAGCTCTTTATCAGTAAAGTCCGTCTTCTCACTTATCTCCCCCCTTATAATGTCAGATGGTTCTCCTTTAGCTACTCGCTCGATATTGACCGCGGTTGCCAAAGCCCTGACCGCTTCAGATAAGCTCCGAGGCGGTAACTTCTCTAATCCAGCCAGAATTTGATCCTGGATTTTTACCGCTCCTGCAATATGTCGTAGATTCATATCTGCTATGGTTTCTATAACTTTCTCTTCTATCTTCTCAATTACTTTCTCATCTCTTCTCTCTGCTTCTCCTTCCCAGTTTTCCTCTAATTTCCATCGCCGAACTGTCCGTTTTGAAATTCCGAACTTTTCGGCTATTTCTGGACAACTTCGGTCATCTAAACTATACCAGTATTCAAATGCTTCTCGATGTCTTACTTCTCTCTGCATCAATTCCACCTTTAGGCTTTCCAAATTCCCAGCTTACTTGCTTAACTTCCGGGAGATCAAGAGGAAGTCCGATCGCATCTTGTAATGTTTGCAAGACATATGAAATCTCTTTCTCTTTTTCCCTTCGCTTCTCAGGCTTTCCTGTAAAAACCCAGGTTCGCATCTTCAATTCTTTTTCCAATATCTCAACTGATCGATAGAATCTTAAAGCCGAAACAAACTTAGGATTTCTTTTCTCAGACATAAGTGAGGGTTTCCTTTCTTTCTAAGTGTAGTAACTCATACTTTTTAGTTAAAGCTGAGATCAACCATCCTCTAGGATTCTGAATTAGAGTTGAGAGACATCTAAATTTAAACTCCTTGATATATTGATCAATCAGTTTATGATCATATAATCCAAGGAGTTTGTAAAAAAACATTTCTCTATCGGAAACAGAATCTGGGAAGCAGAAGTAGATTGAGATATCTTGCCACCGAAGAGCAAAAGCAGAAGCAAAATTCCTTCGATCAGAAGGAATTGCATTTGCAGGCGCCGGTACCTGTGCAATGCATTTTAAAGCAAGGGCCCCTTTATGGTATTCAGGCGATAGTGCAGCGCTATCCTCTGAATAGTGACTCTCCACAATTTGCTCTCTAGCCTGTGGATAATCGCTATCCCCTGAATAGTGACTCTCCACAGGCTGTGGATAAGTGTTATCCTCTGGATAGTGACTCCCCACAGGGGGAGCGGAGTTATCCACAGGTTTAAGGTAAAGGTTCAGGTAAGCCGAGTTTCTTATGATCTTGTGCTCCTCATAATCTTCTCTAA